AGCAAAACAAGGGTAAGGGCAAGTCCCATCCCGAAAAATAAGTTTGTCAAGCATGATATTATCTCCTTTGATGGAGATTATGTTCCAAGTGTTTTAGACCAGAAATCATACGAGGACGGGGTCTTAAAATACTTGTCTAAAGAACATAAAACAATTAAAATTTCAGAATTCCATATAGTTTTGAAATGGATGAAACTTATATATGGACCCACATTAGATATTCCCATGTTCTCCCAGCAAGAAGCCTATGATGCTATCGATAAAAATAAAGCTGCAGGAACACCATATAACTATGAGTTTGGACCTCAAAAAGGACACGCCCTCAAGCATTTGAATTTTGAAAACTTGCTTGAGGATTTTATCTTCTTTGATAATTTACATACAGCAACTCTCAAATCTGAAATTAGAGTAGAGGGAAAGTCTGCTAGACTGTTTGTGCCCACCAATTTGTGTTTAATAGCAATTGGAAACTGGTTATTTGGAGCTCAAAATGAGAATATCATTAATAATCACCACATCCTACCTATTAAAATAGGTATGGTCGTTCCAGGAAGAGAGACTTTTAATTTCTGGAATCACGTTTTGTCTTGGGATGGAAAATGTTATGATGCCGATGGATCGCGTTGGGACGCTACTCTTAACATGTCACTAATTTTATTGGTACGTGAATTAAGAAAATGTTTCATACCACAAGAGTATCATAAACTTGTTGACAAATATTACGATCAAGTGTATTATGGTCATACAAGAGTTCTTAGCTATGTACTACAACTCATTGGACAATTATCAGGACAAACAAACACATCTAGTGATAATTCATTAATTCATTCAATGATCATGATTCTTCATGCAGTTCGCTGTAAATTGACTTTTCAAGAGTTCATGGATGGTGTTGAATGGTATGTACAAGGAGATGATCTTATGTACAAAACCACAATTCCTGAATTTGAAATTGAAAAATTAGAAGAAACTTGGAATTCCCTTGGAATGTTCATTGAATCACGCGGAGCTGTAGATCCTACTGAATTATCTTTTGTTGGTATGACACCACAAAAGTATAAAGGGTTCTGGTTATACAAATTCCGAACTGATAAAATGAAATGTTCTATGAATTATCACGACAAAGGTTCCTCCCATGATCAGATTTTCAACTCGTTGATTAATCTAACTCGTGCTTGCTTTGCTGATCATGAAGAATATACACGGATGAAACAGGCCAC